TCAGTTTCACGATGATTGGCCTCTATAACGCACCGACAGACGATGCGAACGCAACTCCGACGTATCAGAACCAAGCCAAGCCGGTGCTGTTTAAGAACGGCAACACCACCAGCCAGCAGCTGTTCAGCTATGCGGGTGCTGTGCAGTCGTTCAGCTTTGATCAAAACAACCAAACTGTCTATCGCGAGCTGGTTGGTGGCAGCAAAGCTGTAGAGATTACTGACCGTCGCCCCGGCGGCAGCATCGTGCTTGAGGCCGTCACAATGGCAACTAAGAATTACTTCACTGCCATCACGGGCTCAGCCACTGGGAACAACACGTTCCAGCACGGCCAAACTGCTGGCAACATCTTTACCTTCAGCGCCCCTCAGACTGATTTGTCTGCTATTAGCTACTCAGATTCTGATGGGATTCAGATGCTGAACTTTGACTACACAGCAACCCCGACAACATCTGGGAACGATGAATATAGTCTCAGCTTGACTTGATGCGCTAGTTTTAAGGCGAATTATTCCTTTTATGGGATTCGTCCTTAAAAAGTCCAACACCTACAAGTGGCCCGTTTCGGTGGATGTCCCTGTTGATGGGGGCAAACACGAGCGGGTCACTTTTGATGTTGAGTTCAAAGACTTGACGCAAAGCCGCCTGCTAGAGATTGCTGAGCTGAGCGGTGAAGGCAACTTGTCTGATGTTGAGATCGCCCGTGAGGTGATGACAGGCTGGGCAGGCGTTGAGGATGAGGACGGCAAGGAACTGCCTTACAGCATCACCAAGCGTGACGAGCTGCTTGATGTGCCGATGATGGCTAGCGCAATTGCTGGCGCTTATTTGGAAAGCAAGCAGGGAGCCAAGAGAAAAAACTAGAGGAGGCCGTTGAGTATCTATTCAGCGGCCCTGATGACAAGTCAGAGTTGATGGCTGATGCCAAGGCGTTTGGCTTGGCTCTGCCTGAGCCTGACGCGCCTGAGGATTTTGAGGTGTGGCCTGATAACTGGCCTGCTGTTGAGATGTTCTTGCGTTGCCAGACGCAATGGCGCACAACGTCTGCAGGCGTTTGCGGTTTTGA